TATCTCCTACGTTAACACTATCAGCTGCATTCTTGGTAACAGTAGCGTCACCATTGGTAACAGCAACATCATTGCCAAACGTAGCAGCGTCTATTGTACCAAAGACTGCCATTTGTTTCTCCTCTGAGAATAATTTTTCCTATAATTTATTTATAAGCACTAAGATTCAAGCAGTGCCTTAGCGACAGCAGCAACGAGCTCGTCGTCAACTTTGTTTTCTGTCTTGGCAGCTGCCTTCTTAAGCAACTTAATAACAAAATCTTTTATTACTGAGTCCAGATCTTCTGGAATTCTATCAACAGCTTTGTTTATGATGCTGATAGCAATAGGCATTAAAAAGTTAATCATGATCAACTTGAGTAGGTTACTCTATATATAACCTTACTTGAAGTCAATCATATATTTACTGTCATGCTCCTGAGTTAACTGAAGCAAACGCTGACGCATTCTTTCCTGTATCTCTGCCTTAGTAGCACTGTCGTCAATAGGATCCTTGGCTTCGCAAGGTGTAGCAGGTTCAACCTTCTCTTGACCTTTGACTTTTTCTTTTTGCTTTGTAGTGTTTACTGCTGTGACTGCCTTCTCTTTTATCTCTTGAAGTGCAGACTTTAAATTCTTTGAATACAATTCGGACATTAGATCCTCCTTCTTGGGGTTAACCGTGACGTTACCCTTCTTTTTGGTTTTGAGATAGCTATCCTGTGCTGACTTGCCATTAGGATTACTCATGGTCAGTCTCCGCTATCTTTTTAAGCTCCTCTTCGGTGAAGACTCCAGAGGCACGTAGCTTATTTATAAGGTCAGTGTCTTCCTTGGCAGTCTTTTTGACTTCGTGCTTCTCATAGCCCTTGCCATCACCATCGTCATCCCACCATCTCTTCACCTTCTTAGCTTTCTTAGCTTCAGCAAGCATCTGTTGATGGAGTATCTCAATGTCAACACCTTCCTTAACTGCTGTCAAGCCCATATCTTCTGGTGCTTTAGCAGTCTTCTCTCCTTTCTTACCGACAACGATGTAACGTCCGTCAGCTTTCTTACCAGTGATAACGAAGTCACGTATAACACGTCCGATGTTTCTATCTTTGTCGTGCTCACGCTTTTTCTTATCAATGTGGTCTCTTTCAACAGGGAATCCAGCATATCCTTCTACGATAGGCTCCCATGTATTAAGAACTTCCATCACCTTTTCAAGTCCTCTCTTGATACGTGGGGTGGGAGGGGTTGCTCCTTCTTCCAACGCTAAAAGGATTCGCTGCTGCTCCACTTGGGAATACTCCATAAGAGCAGATGATACAAGCATTTCTAATGTCATTTTTCTTTGTCCAGAAAAGAAAGGGTTTCCTTATACGTGATTATTTATTATTTCTGATTTCTGCATTGAAGTCAGAAAACTTCTTGACCCCCTGACCAGGTGTCATATCTTGAAGTGCTATTCTATATGTATCTGTACCTGCCTTCCACGTATTACCACTGCCATCATCAGCAGAGTAGTTAGACTGGTCCTTAGTGGTATCTGCTGCTCTCTGTTGCTCAGGAGACAATTCAGTTACCTCTGTCACATGCTGTAACCAAGCACGTAACTCAATGTTTTTATCGTCCTT